CTCTTAACTACCTGACGGTCCTGCCTAGGATTCCAACCCTAGGAAGGAGACCTTGTTACGGTGTACGACAAGACGCCATCTCGGGCGGCAACGCCCTCGATTTTTGCGTCTGGTCCGACCTGGACTAGTCGACACCCATACAAGGCTGCAGCAAGTTGGGTAGATCCACAAAAGCGTTTCCATCCAGTACCGGCGAACCGGTTAGGAGTGTACACGCAATACTGCTCGATTCCGTCACGAACCCGGACGTTGTAATGTTCGGGCTCATCGTGCAGCAGGAGATCCCCAAAATACTCGGGGCCCCTACAGGCGCGGATAGACGAAGGGATGCAGTCCTGGATGTGAAGCCAGGAGGAGTGGAACGTTGTAAAACGTATGCCGCCGATATTGCTAGCAGCACGACGAACCCCGTTAGCATAAGATATAAAGTGTTGCGGTTCACTTGGTGACTCCTTTAAATAGAATGGCCGAACGTTATGGCCATCGAAGAAGTCGCCGCCACAACTCTCTCGGAACCTGCCACTAATAAAGCTTTTCGTGGCGTTAATGGTAAATCCGAAATATCGATATGCAGAAACGACACTACGGACATCTTCCGTGCGGACGATTATGTCGTCCCCGAAGACTTTGACCGCTTGCGGTGTGACCGCAGCGGCACGGGCAATAGCCCAAAAAATCAAAGTCTCGAGCTCGAAGGAAAATCCGTTACCCATACTGGAAAACCGCTCGAGGACCATCGTGCGCTTGCCGACAGAAAGTCGGGGCGTCGTCAGGTCCGAAAGCACTTGGAACCAAGCAGGGGGCAGCAGCAACTTAACCAGGTTGCGGCATATAGTGTCACTTGCTGACTTAAGGTCGATCGTTGCTAGGGTGCCGTCGAGGCTCCCTTGACACGCGAGGACTTGATGTACGTCCCGCGCGGCCCACCTAAGGTCTATCCCCCGCCTTTTCAGGCAATTACGGAGATGACGCCCATAACCAAGTTGCGCAGACACGTTGACAGAAGGTTGAATTTCTATCCCTCTGTCAGTCTTTGCATTCTTGGGAACGGTGGAAAAACGGTTAGAATCGACAATTTCGACCTGCTTCTGGCAGTACCTTCCCCACGCCGTTAAGGCGAGTTCTGGCAAAAGCCATAATGCAGATCTGGTTATGGTCAAGGTAGAACAAATTTTATGGGGTATCGAAACGAGCCCATCTTTGTCTGATAGAGTGGCTCCGGGACCAAACCGAAAACTAGGTTTGGGCGGAACAGTGCCAATGGTACGACAGATTTCATGCCTCACGGCATTAACAAAATCGAGAATCTTTTCATCGTCGGGGTCGTAAGGCCCTCCGAGGAGGAATCGCGATAATCTGTCATTGGCAAATTTGCATGACCGTTCCGAGTCTTGGAGACTCGTTTCAGCAGCTTTCGCTCTGTCGAACGACGTGGGTAAGTCTTTGAATTTACTTAACCAGCACGCGGCCTGACGATCTATAAAATAGTCGTAGGCACTATCATACCACTCGGGCCGAACTTCCATCACGGCAAGCTCGTCCCAACAACCATACTTGACACGGAGGTAAACCCCGAGACAAATAGGAGTATCAGATCTCTCACAAAAGCGGAGTAGAGGCACCGTCACATCACGATCTAAGGTGTCCATTTTGGCAGCCCCTGTTAGACCGGCGCGAAGCCGGATTTCAGGGAGGCCTTAACCAACGTGCTGGCCAGGAGGTTCATTGCCTGGGCAACCGCTTCGTCGATCACCAGCTGTGGCATCCCTTGCGGGACAACCACG